TTAGCACCAGCTGGTACTGTGACATTAACACCTGTATTTATAGTAATAGGTCCGACACTTGAAGCATTCTTACCAACTCCTAACGTATAGCTATTATGAACTACTTGGTCATTCTCTTGGAATACTTTATCAGTTAGTCCTCCAGTAGCTCCTCCTCCTACACTTCCCCATATACCATTAGCATATGCTTCCATTCCTAGTAAATCAGAGTTGTATCTAATATACCCGTTTACTGGAGTTGCTGGACGTTGAAGTGTTGTACCTGACGGTAGAAATGCTGCTCCAGTATCAGAATCTTTTGATATCTTCAATGCTAAAGCTGCAATATCTGCATTACTTAGAGGTTTTAATAAGTCACTTGTATTATCTACATTACCTAATCCTACACTGGCTTTAACTATACCTACTGGTTGTGTTGTAAATGTCTTTACTCCAGATATACTTTCAGTTCCTGTTATATGAACAATGTCAGTAGCATCCAGCCATACAGTCCAGAAATTAATGTTTGTTGGTAAGTTTTCTGTACTATGTGCTTGAATACAAATATATACACTATTAGTATATTTAACAATATCATTTACTTTGTATACTGTTACACCACCAACATAAGCACCTTTATTGACAATACCTACTCTTCCTAAATTTGCTGTTGCCATATTAATCCTTTACCATGTTAAAATTAACTCACCATTTACTAATGATGGAGTTGATGTTGTTGTGTTGAAATAGTCTACTAGAAGTTCACCATCTACATACCTAAATCCTGCCCAATTAATATTAGCATAAGCATTAGTAATTATTGCAGAAGCTTGTGAACTATTAGATGCAGTTATAGCTAAATTTGCTTGATAAGTGGATGTTACTACATCAGCATGTGTTAATACTACATCAGCATCTGTTACATTTCTATTAACAAGAGCAGCTGCAGCGCTTACACTAGCTTCGGATGCTTTCGTAGTAGCTATAACTGCATTATTATCAGCCAATAGTATTTCAGCCATATTTGGTATTACTTGGTATACAACTGCTGCTATATCTAAGGATCTATTTGCTACTGTTGTTACGTTTGCAGTCATAGAGGCTACGGTATTAATAGCTACAATATTAGCAGTATTAGTGTTAATAGCTGTAATATTAGTAGCATTGGTATTAACATTATCAATAAATCCACTAATAACATTAATATTAGCGTTATTTGCTGATACTGTTTTAACTGATTCTATATATGTAGCTACTTTGTTAAGAGCTATATTAGATGTTGCTACAGTGTTAACAGCAACTATATTATTACCTACTAAAGTAATACTTGTTGGTGATGTAAGTAACTCACTTGCATTATCAGCTACTTGAAATTCTATTTCGGAGTAAATTTTAATATCAGGAGCTATATTAAAGATAATAGAATTACCAACTAATGTATATGTATTAGGATTTACAACTACCCAGCTACTATCTACAATTTTTTTTAATAGAACAATCGTATGTAGGATTGTTGGTATATGTTTAGTTGATGGAAAATTTCTTGTTACTCCATCAGTATAATAAAGAGAACTTTGTACAGCCATAACCTAATCCTTTAACAAAATTATACCATCTTTGAATGCACATTGTATTGCCCCTCAAGTGATATTGAGTTGATTTGAAATCCATCCCCACCTACAGATGATATACCTAGTCTCATATTACGTACATTACCGCTAACAAATGGTTTTCTATTAACAGTATAAATAGATGGAACTAATCTTGTTGTTTGTCTTTCAATATCAGATACTATTAAATAGAAGTTACTATTATTATTAGATGATATTTGAATAGTTTTAATAAGTAATGTACCACGTAACTCTTTCTTACCTGTAGCTTTTACAAGTGACCATTCAGATAATGAAATATTACTGTTATAAAAAACGTTTCCTAAGTCTTTAAAATTTGCTCCAATTGCGTATGAGTCAACATCTAATTTTTCAAATGATGGAGATAATGTTAATACTGTATCTACCCAATTAGTTATATCATTCCATATTTTATTATCATTCCATACTCCAACTAATGGGTATTCATCTATAGGAACTAAAGAGTTAAATCGTTTTCCAAATAAAAATAACTCTTTATCAAATACGAATATAGATTGGATATTCATTCCAAATACCCATTTACTCCATGCCATTTGTAATTTTTCAGTATCAGTACCATAATGTTTATAAACATAAACAGTATTTGTATTCTTACGTCCACGTAAGAAAATAACATTATCACGTTGAGATGCTACAATTTGGATTATATCATTAGTAATATAATTTGGTATATGAGCAGATACATCATTAGCTCGAATATTCATAGATAATGTATTTTTATTCATTTCCATTAATGTAGAATATCCACTTTTACTTACTAAGAAAAATACACTATCACCTGATGCAATAGGTTTAACATTAGTATTAATCTCAAATCCACTAATTGAATGTACTGTAATAGACGCTGGAGTAATAGCTTTATTTGCTAAAATTTCAAACTGTAATTTATCTCCAAATAAAATAATACTACCTTGTAATTCAGCAGCATATTCTAATCCAACAGATTTATTAGAATCAATATACGTAGCAATTGCACTATCATCAAGTAGACTTAATATAGTAGTTCTAAAGAAATTAGTAAATACGCCTTGTTGACTTAATGAAATACCATTTTTTGTTAAAAAACCTAATCGTCCACCAACAAAAAATAAGTCTTTAATAGCATTACCTAAGAATTCAGGTAGGGATTGGCTATTTTCATCACCAACTAAAATACCATCCCATGTTACAGGTGTTAAAGTAAAACTATAATCTGCATTACGAATTAATTGATGAGGCATTGTAGCTGAGTTAATTTGCCATTTCATATTTGGGTCACGCCATTCTACCCAACGATTACCATCATATTTAACCCAATATGCAACTTTATCATTTACGTTAACCCCATCGATTTTAACAATTGTATCTTTGAATGGAAATACTTTAGGTAAATCACTCATTGATACAACATACCCTTTCCATGAACTACTTGCTTGACTACCATAAGTATCAGATACAACAATGTTGAACCCTACCCCACTTGTTTGAGTAATCTTAACAACTGATCCATCAGCGACTCCCACAAAACCTACTATCCCACTTGCCCATGTAGCAATTGCAGAAGCTACCCCTGATGAGGTTGTTGCATTAGATGATGTAGTTGAGATTGTATTTCCGTTAATGTCTTTTAAGGTTACTGTAAATGTATATGGAAAGGTTGTATCAACGGATACTTGTTTAATCCATATAAATGCATCTTTATTATAAGTGGATATACCTTGAGTTGCATCTGTAGATGTATAAGGAGAAATTGAACTAATTACCGATGCACCTATAGGATAAGTGGTTGTATACGTCCAACCAACTATAGATAACTGATTTGATGCTAATAGATTAACGTAAACAGAACCACCTCTACCATATGAAAGTGGAGGTGGATAAGATATAGATGATAAGGTAGTTAAAGCATTAGGATTAGTATCCACACTTGATAAATGTGAGATAGTGACAGTAACTGTAATTGCTGAACCATCTAATTTTATAATATTAAGAGTATTATTTGTATCAAGTAATACATTATAAATATTTAGATTCAATCTTTGTAATAACAATTGATAAATGTTTGCTCTCATCTCACTTATTGTTTCAGGATAAGAATTATAACCCTGAACACGAGTAGATACCTGGTAAGTATATATTACTCCATCAATAGTAATGGTCATTGTAGCACCAACGGATGATTCAGCTTTAACATAATAGGTATTAGGATTATCGTACTTAGCTTGACTATTAATACTATACGTACCTGTATATGTTTTAATAGTTGCAGGTGCTAACCCAGTTTTAACTGATGAAGTAGGTACACCATTACTATTAATAGAGTCAATTGTAGGTGTATTAGTACTAAAACCAAGAGAATTAAAAGATATAGTTTGTCCATTAAGAGAAGATGCTATAATATCCCCAACACGTAATGGAATAATATCTCTATTAACAATAAAGGTTGAGTCTTTAATAGTAATTGCACTAAAACCAATTTCAGAATTAGATGACTCAATATATTTTAATGCTGACCCACTATATGTAACTGTACGATAGGTATTTGAAATAATATCAAATACACGTAGTTTATTAACAGCATCAATAGTAACAACGTATTGTTCAGATGATTCACCTGATAATCCTCTATCATAAGTATAAAGAAATTGATTATTCTCTACTGAAATGGAATTAGAAATTAACTGTGTTGGATTACGTCTACGAACACCTTGGGCAATAGATGGGTAACAGTTAATCATCTCTTCACAATTTTCTTGTGGACGTAAGTCAATTGCCTGAGTGCTTACACCTGCGTATAACCCAAGATTGTTATTATGAATTAATGGCATTAACGAAGTCCTCCATATAATGCCCCATAAGCATTTGATTCAATAATATTGTACTGTCCAGTACGACCATCACTAACTTTAGCAGATAAATATGCATCATCTTCATCTTTAACAGTATACGCATAAGCTACTTGGTCACCTATTGTACGTGATTGAAAAATACGTGAAGCACGGATAGTAATATAATGACGTAGAGGATGAGTTAATGAGTTAAAATCCATATTCCAAACAATATCACAAGGTACAGCATCAGTAAAATTAAATGTCATATTATCTTTATCCCAAAGTTTCCAATCTCGCATTACATAGTTTTTACCATTAGATGCCACAATGTCCAAGATATTATACGGAATTGCAATATATCCATTTGTATTAGGTGGTAATGGGTAACCAAAATCAGTATTAAAATGCCATCCTTGAGCAAGGACAGCCATTTTAACTTCATTAATGGTTACCTCAGCTAATTGACCAGTTGTTGAATTTGTTAAGTCAGTAGTAGATTCAATAGGTAACTCATTAATAGTTTGCAATAAAATGTTAATTGCTGTAAGTAAGAGTTTGGATGAATCATTCTCGTCTAGTATATATGCCATTAGAAGTTCCTAATAATAAAATTAATAGTGTTACCCAAAGGTAACACAGTAATTCTATTACACGTTTTTAATAGAAACTGCACAAGCAGGACTAAGAGGTGCAACACCATTTGCAAAGTATGCAGTTACAAGTTTTGCATCAAGAAAGTCAGCTTGTTCAGTAATTTTTGTATTTACATCCCAAAGTTTAACAAGTCCTGCTGCATCTTTACCAAATGCAAGTGCTACAAGACCAGCAGTAGCAGGCATATTGTTAGTTTGGAATACAGACGCTCCACCAACCATAGCTACAGAACCTGAATCAAGTCCACCATTGTTACCTGAAAAGTCAGTACTTACAATCTTCAATGATTGTGGAAGATACTGAAAATATGCAGGTTTCATACCAATGAAAATCTCTTCATCAGAATCATTTGTTTTAATGACAGCTAGAGCTGCATAAATTGACTCAACAATTGCTACACCTTTTAGTTCTGCACTAACTGCTTGATTAACTCCTCCAGGCAAAGCTGTGTTAACAATAACACCACCACCACCATTACCAACAAGACCAGTACTTAATGATGCTGCCTCAACTGCCGCTGCAACTTTACGGTCAACAACGTTTTTAAGTTTAGAACCAATTTGACGAATTTGCATACCCATAACGTCATAGTTAGCAACTGCTTCGTCAAATTTATCAATACGACGAGCTACATAAGTAGGACGGTCAAGATTAATGATTCGTTCATCTTGTGTACCAGTAGTGATATTAACTTGACCACCAGCTGCGTATAATGCTGTGTTAGTTGCGTCAATATCCTCTTTACCTTCAATAGTAAACTGTGCACCAGTTCCGCCTTGAATAGTTTGGGTATAAACTTTATCAACAAAACCTGTCTTACGCTCGTAAGCCATAAGCACGTCAACATGAATAGTACGATTTAGTGGATTGAGACCAGTTGTTGTTCCAATGTTTGGAGTGGATGCACCAGTATAAGCCATGATTTATTCCTTTTTGTGTTTGTATTTTTAAGTGGTGTTAATGTACCAATCAGTTACAACACAAATGAATAAACCTTGAAGTAGGAAAATTATTTGTTATGATTTAATCGATTGGACTTTTCCAACCAACTCTTATATGGAATTAAATCATAAAATAAAAAGAATGTCAAGTATGGGAATTGGGCTTAACGCCCAAAAATTGTAGAATCAGGAGTTAAACTCATTCGTTTTTCGTGAATAGCTTTAGCTCCTGTATCTCTTTGTCCTGCGGATGTTTGTAAATATTGTCTATCTCTACTTAATTCAGCAAAAGTATTATAAGGACGAATACCTACATTTCCACCACTATCACCCTCAATACGTCTTGGACTTTGAGTGTTAGATGAAGAAGCATTTTTATATCGTGCATGTAATCCTTCAATAGCAAGTTCACCCATACCATTTTTAAGTGAAGAGTCAAATCCTTGTTTCTCACTGGTATTAAGATTTTCCTGTGCCCATCCAAGCATTGCACTATATTCTTCTTTACCACCTACAATACTATAAGCTTTATTTACTTGCTCACGAATTTCAATAGCCGCAAGTTTAATTTCAGCAACACTCTTACCTGTTTGTTTAGAAATTTCAGCAATTTCTACATCCATACCATCATAACTATAACCATTTTCAGAAAACTTACTAACTAATGGTTGTACGACATCAACAATGTTTACTTCTTGAGCAGGTGGAGCTACTTCTACTGTTTTACTATCTCGCATAACATTAGAATATTTAGTCTCAACTGCATGCAGTGTATTTAACACTGCCTCTAAAGAATCAAAACGACCAAATAGTTTACCATTTTTAAAATTCTTAGCCGCGTATTCATCATTTATTTGAAACTTTGATAAAGTATCACCTAACTCTTCACGAGATGATGGTAAATTCCCTGCATCAACTAACTCACCATCTACTAATTGATTATCAACTTGGGGAGATTGTACTCCCTCTAATAAAATTTCATCACCCATCTGTTACCACTTAATCAAACGATCAGTTACACTAATACGACGTTTAAGTTGCATAATTAGTGGTACACGATCAGCTACAGCTTGAAGTTCAACTAGATCAATACCATGTTTGTCCATAATTTGTTTAGGTGTCCAATTATCTTGCGATAAAACTACAAACTCTTCAGGAGTTAAAACCGTTTTTTCTCCTAATTCTCTACCCATATAACGTCCATTAGCTTTAGAATATTCAGCATATTCTGCTACTGTCATTGTCTCAAAAAAATGAGTAATTACCTCACCATCAAGAACCTCTTTTTGTTTTACTACTGCATTACGTCCACGTTTAGGTTTAGTTTCCTCGTTTACCAATATTTCTTCATTGAATTCGTCATTCATTGTATATCCCTGTATTTATTGTTATAAAAAGAAAGTATAGCTTATTTAGCTACACCTCCTTGTCCTATTGTTTGACCAGCACTTTGAGCAAGACTGTCAATCCCTGCTTGTTGGGCTTGGGCTTGTTGTTGTTGTGCCAATTCACTTTTGACCTGACTTGCAGTTTTTAACAAACCAACAGTATCAATACCATCAAATGCAGCATAACGTTGTGCTAACTCATTTTCTTCTAACCAATGTGACATATTCATAGTCATCATGCGTTGTACATATCTATCTAATTTTTGAGCTTCTTGTGAACGACCTAAAGCATCAAGTCCTGTAATAACATTTACATGAATATCATTAAATTTAATTTTCATCTCTATCATAACTTGAGAGACAATCCACTTAGATACTTTTTTTGATAGTTTAGAATAAATACCTGATAGAGATGAACTCTCTAACTCTTGCGCCATAAATTGAATTTCTTGAGCAGTTACCCGTTCTGCATCACGAGTAACTGATTCATTCATTAAAAATGCCGATGATAAGTTCTTACCAATATCAGATAACCGCTCCATAGGTACTTGAAAATCAAAGTTCTTTTGTAATTGTAAAGCAGTTACATCTGTAGCAACCCCACTAATTACAGAACCATTTTTAGAATTGGCTACATCTGCTTTACGTGTACGATTACCTTTTTCATCTACAAATAATAGAACTTTAGATGCAACAATTGAGCCTTTAGTAATTAACCCTGCAAGAGTATTATATTGTTGCATATCGGGCAAGTAATCTTCAGCATATGGGCGATGATATTTATCACCATCTGTCCATGTCCAACCTACATATTGAAAAGGAAGTGTATCTTCTTTATAAGTTAACTCTTCACCTACCATATAGTCTTCGATAGATTGAGTTAAATGCCATAAACCAGTAGAATTATCTCGTTCAAGAAGAGTATAAAGATTATATTTTTCTAATTCACGTTCAGGAACAATCCCCTCAGGTAAATCTTTTTTCTTTTCTACAATACACATAGCTCTAGGCTCACCTGTAGCGTCTAAATCTACTGCAAAGTTACGTAAAGTATGCAGTGTAATACCTTTACCCTCTTTTTTCTCCATAATAATAGAGCCAACAATAATTAATTGGGCTAACATATCAAATAAAACATCACGAATTTGTTGAGCCTCAATCTCTTTATTAATTGAAGCAGTACGTGAACTTAACTGTGTGTAGACTATCGCCTTTTTGTCAGGATCACCCTGAGTAATAATCTCTAAAGCTTCCTTATCAGGTTCAAGACGAAAACTTGATGTAGTAGGTGGTAATAGTGACATACCCATTTTAGCTTTGAGTGTATTAATTAACCTACCACAAAACGATTGTGCTATCCCATCAGAATACTGAGTAGATGCTGATGCACCTTGTACCATCATAATATAAGGCAATGTTACAGCACTGATGGCAATTGCTGTAGTCTCATGTGTAATACGACCATCTAAGAACTTATTATAAAACTGTTTAGGTGATAACTCTCCAAACTTAGCCATAATTATTTACCAAACCCTAACCCAGCTGTTGAGCCAGTTATATTTAACCCTGCACCACCTGATGTACCAAGTGAAGACACTGATGTGCGTTTGTTTGGGTCTACTAATAACCCTAATGAACCAAGAGCGTTAGTACCTATACCTGTATCTGTTACTAGTGTAGCACTTTCTTCAAGTGGTTTTTGCTCCGCTGCTATTTTACGTGCATCTAACGCTGCTTGTTGTTGTGTATCAGATGTCTTAGTTGTTGCTTTACGTTGTTCACTTGCTGAATATACTGAACCTGCAAGTGATAAAATTCCCATTATTGCCATTGGTACACCCATTATCTAATCCTCCTATAAAATATGTAAAACATTATTGTAATCTCTTCATATAAATATTTGCTTTACATTCATAACCAAGTCGTTGTAACAATACACCAAAGTCTTGTTTTACTTTAACATGCTGTGTAACTACATTAACACCTAATTCTTTTAACGCTTTATCTGTAAACGTAATAAGTTTAGAACCCATCATTAACCCCCTACGTGATTTTCGCACATAAATAACATCTTGAGTAGCATAAGTATAATCTTGATAATGAAAATTAGGTTGAATAAAATATCCTATATAGGCAATAATAGTATTTAATTTATCACGAGCAATATACATTTTATACATTCCCATTGAATAGATAAGCAAATAACCATCAATATTTGGATTTAAAGGCATATCAATAAATGTAGTAACCTCTTTACGATGTTCTTCTATTAATGGTAGCATTTCTAAGATTAACTCTTTTGTTAGTATCTCTTCTTTTAAACTATAATCCATTATTAGTATCCTTTAAATTACTCATCAAGTCCTCATCAACTTGATTATACAGTCGTTCAAGTCCATCAATAAGTAAATAGAGTTGTGCAACTTTACCTCTCTCAAAATCACTTGAATCTAATAATATAGGCATATCTTTAGGCAATTGCTCACGTAAATACCCTATAATCTCTTCAATAATATGTACATTGTTAAGCATTATCATAACCTTTTTATACTATCTTTGATAAAATTATAGCAGATTTAAAGGATAACGATGAAGTTCAACCATTATATGATGCCCTCATACCCTGAAATAAAAGAAATGGGGTATACCCCACAGTATATTGACCCTAAAATAAGCACTGAATTGTTTAAAATGTTGATAATGATAGGTTCTCCTTTTGCTAAATACGCACAATGGTATATGGGTAAATATGGTAATGTATTAGAACTCTCATCTAAAGCTATATCTATTTATGCATATGGTATAGATAACTTACAACAATTTGGTAGAGAAGAAAAAGAAGTGGCATATCATTCACTTAAACAATGTACTAATACAATTATGTTTAGGTATAACAAATACAGTGGACAAAAAGCAGTTACATATATTAAATATAATCAAAAGTTTGTTGAACAAGCAATATCAGTACTTATAGACATACTGGATAAAGAAGCTAGAGAACAAATACTACGTACTAAAGGCAATGTCATTCCCTATTGGTTTGAGAAGAAGAAACGTATAGCTAAGAAAATGCGTGTTCCAGTATGCCGTGGAGGTAGTTATCGTATAGAAAAATATGCTGATATGTATGAGTAAGATTCACTTAAGATTCATTTAAGTATTTAGGTTTTCATTTAAGATATTATAATTGGGGGTTCTGCCAAAGCCGCCAAGCTGAAAATCCCCCATCGACCTCCACGAAACAAAGGCTAAAAAAGATTTTAGCCATCAAGCCAT